TCATCGACGTTTTGCCGCCGCTTGACGTGCCCGCATGATCTGGCGGGCCTCGCCCGCATACTTGCGGATCATCGCCTTGGTGGTGTGACCGCTGTAGCTGGCGATCTCATCGTCGTCGCACCCAGCCCATGCCAGTTCCATTACGCCGCGATAGCGCAGCGCGTGTTGATCGAAGGACATCAGGCCAAGGCGCTTGCGTTCCTTGATCATGATATAAGCCATCGTGCGGTAGCCCATGCGGTTGCCGTGATGGTTCGTCAGGATGTGCCGCGACGGGTGCGGGACATAGCCCAGCGATGCCCTCGCCTTATCCAAGGCGGTGCGCAGGTTGACGGTGCAGGGCAACGTCAGCGGCACGTCCGTCTTATTCTGACGCAGGCGCAAATTCTGTCCGTCATAGTCGCCCCAAGTGAATTCCACCCAGTCGCCGGGACGCTGGACGCTACCGACACCGATTTCAAAGATCAGCCTTGCGAGCGATTCAGCATCGGCGCGGAACCGATCAACTGCCCAATCCGGCCAGGGCAAGTGCGCTCGCTGCCGATCCTTCGGCACCTTCATCTGTTCAATCCCGATCGCGGGGTTGTCGATGCGCCAGCCTTTGCGGATCGCCAGCTTGGACAGCATGGAAACCGCAGTCGGGATGTAGTTCGCAAAGCGGACGCGATGCCGGTTGGCCTCCATCGCTTTGTAAATATCGGTTTGCGTAAGGCGCGACACGTCACGCCCGCCCATCTTTTCGATCAGGTATTCAAATACCGGCTCTAGGTCCTTGCGGTAGCGGTGCGAGTGACCGGCCCACTTGTCCGTTTCGCGGTATGCGTCGATCAGAGCAGACCATGACCGCTTTGCCTCCACGGCCTTGCCGGTGCGAATTTCCCAATACAGGCGATCAAACTCCGCCGTTCCTTCGGGCGCGTCGATGCGGCCCAAATAGACCATTTTGCCCGCGATCGTTTTGCGGACATAGAAACGACCGTCCGGGTGCCGCCAAAGGTATTTCTTGCCTACCATGCGATTTCACCTTGACCGTCTACCGCCTCGCCCGTCGCGATGCGCTCCAGATCGCGAACGTGCCACCTCTCAAAGTCACCGACCTGGCAGGGGCCGGGCAAGTGCCCAGCCTCGACAAGCGAACGAAACTCGCCGACCTTCATGCAAAGCAGTGCGGAGGCGGTTTTTGCGTCTGCCATGATGGGGACAAATCTCTGTGTCATTGTCGGACGTCAGTCCTCTTCGCCAAAGATTTGCGCTTCGGCTTCCATGCGCTGGCGGACCACATTCAGCAAACGGTCAAGGTCGAATGACACGGATGCAAACTCTGCGATGCCGCCACTGCTGGCAGTAAAAAAGGTTGGATCATCCGGCTTTCGCAGGACCGCCTCGTCATTGAACCCATTCAGGGGAATGTCGGCGACGGAGTGCTCTTTCAGCGTGTCAATGAATTGCTCGTTGTTGATCTTTTCACGCAGTGCTCGAACCACGCCACACGCAAACTGTGCAGCAATTTTTCCAGAGAATTTGTGAGGCGCAAAAACCCGCATCAAATGACCATAGAGGAAAAGCCCGGCGATGTCGGCCTCCTCAAATACGCGCGAATTGCCGGATGTCGTGGCAGGTGCGCAAGGATACGAACCATCAGAAACAATTTCGTTGAACCGCTGATATTCAACGGCAGCGATACGGCAGGCCGCTTTTGTGCGAAATTTCATGACCAATCTCCAAAGTGCAGGTTATGTCATAGGTCTAGACCTATAGATTGACCTTGGTCAAGAATAATGTTCACGAATAGAAGGTATGCCTAGCTCTTCACCAGATTCCAGCCCGTGCAGGATCGTCTGCGCTAGGGCTTCGATGTCATCACCTGGCCAGTAATGTTTGCACTCGCGAATAAGAAACTTCATCTGCGCGTTCAGTCCTGCGGATGATCGGGCGGGAGTGTGACAGATCAGCTCTTGGAACCGATCGCCAACGGCCCACATCTGTGCCTCCTCGGGCGAATCCTCTGAAATTTTTGCCCACGCGCCTCGTGACTGGTCATAGCTGGCAAGCCATTCCGGATGCCGGTCAACCGGCGCTGAATTGCCGCCGTGAGCCGTTCTTGGCACCGCTAAGGCCACACCGGTGGCAGGCAGGGCGGTCAACAGGGTGCGGCGGGACAAGGTAGGTCCGTTCGCGCAAACGCGTTCTTTGGTCATTGTCAGGGTCTCCAGATTGAGTTACACCATTAGGGCAATGCTGCACCAATAGCGCAGGTTGCGCTATTGGTGCAAGGTTAAAATATGACGCCCTCTCAATGTCGTGCAGCTCGCGCCCTGGTGGCCATGTCACAAGACCGCTTGGCGGAAGCATCCGGAGTAGCAAAGCGCACGATTGCGAGCTTTGAAAAGGAAGGTCGCCAGCCCTATGAGAGAACGATCGCGGCTCTACGTGATGCGCTTGAATCCGCTGGAGTCGAGTTCATTGCAGAGAATGGCGGCGGTGCAGGCGTTCGTCTTAAGAATGGAGTTGAGTAATGGTTTTTATTGACGTGCAAAACGTTGCAGATGAAGCACTCTCGAGCTTTGATGCCATGATGGTGGAAGCGGCAATGAAAGTAGATCAGATAGCACCTCTCGCCATTAACATTTGGACTGAGGTTCTAAAGGAGCTTGATGTAAGGGGCAAAGTTGTTCTGATTTCAGGTTCTTATGACGATATTGGAAATGCAAAAATCAGGCGATTGAGCTAATTGTGAGCCGAGGTCCCTAACTGATCAGGGGCCTGCGGGCTAAACAAGCTGCGCGAGGCGAACCCTGCCACTCTGCCAGTATCAAAGCGAATGGCGGGCCGGGGCTACCCGACCCGCCTACGCCACGCCCACGGGGAACCGATAGCGGGCTGCGTTCTGACGGGGTTTTCGCACTCACCGTCTAATCGGGATGCTTTTCGCTGAAGCTGCCGAAGGCGCATCCTGCCGATCACTACGCCGCGTTGTCGCCCTCGCCCCAGTTTACCAGGGTCATGACCGCGCCCAGCTCTTCACTGGATAGACCGCCCGCCTTGGCCTCTGCGATCGTCTTGACCAGGGCCGATGCCGCTCGCGCCCGTCCGCCAACGTCATAGGCTTGAACGGGCCGCATCAGGTCGATGTTGACCACACCGCCCAGCTTTGCGCTGGCCTCTTCTGCCAGCAGCATGGCGATCGGTTGCAGGGTCCATCCGGCAAGGTGGCGCTGCGCCTCTCGCACCACGGGACCGGTTGCCGCATGGTTCGCCAGTGCTGGCAGAACACCGTATGCCATGAGGATGCCCGACCGCGCCGCCTGCATGGTTTCCGCCGTCATCGACTTCGACAGATCGGGCGACAGTTGGTCGGGTTTCTGCCCGATCTGGGGGTTCATGCCCGCCGCGGTTGCCTGGGCCACGCCCTCGATCACCAGCGTGGACCCGCGACGGCCTCGGAATGCGGCCCGCATGGTTGCCATGTCGTCAGACGCAGAATCGGGCAGCGGCACGATCAGGCTACCCAGCGGGGCATTCTCGAATGTTTCGGTCAGGCCGGTTTCCACCGCTTGCAGCAGTGATCCTGTCAGGCTGGACCGGCGCAAGGGTGACGTGCCGACCCACGGGGTCACCGGGTCAGCTGCGATCCGCAGGTGCAGCACCTCGCCTGCCAGTGCCGTGACCATGCGCCCGCCGTTCGCCTCGGGGATCGTCATGCGATAAGCGCGGGGTTCGCCGTCGCGCGTTGTCACGTCCCAGTCAATCGCAGGGACAAGGCCGCGGCTGCCGATCAGGAAAACCGCCTCGCCGTTCAGGGCCACCGATCGCGCCGCCAGCGCAAGAATGCGGCGGTTCAAGAGGTCTGTGCCCTGCACGTCGCCCAATGCGAATGCGCCTTCCCATAGGCTAACGCAGGTCTGCACGGTCGAGGTCAGCTCGGCCACGCCACGCCGACCCGAGATAAAAGATTCCCGTGTTGCCATGACCTGGGCGGTGTAGTTCGATCCGCCCGCGCGGGTTTCGATGGGTTGCAGCTTGTTCATCAGCCATTTCAGCATGTCATTACCTCCAACGGGCCATGTGGGCGTTTGCCGCCAACCGTCGCGCCACGGCCCCGGCCGGTTGCCAGTTGCGGGCTTCAATCTGGGCCTCGGGATAGGCAGGACGCGTGACCGCCGAGATTTCAAACAGTGCAGCCGCCGCGATCGTGCGCACAATTCCGTCGCCCCGCCGCTCGATCCGTTCACCACCTGGTGACACGCGAAACCCCGGCGATAGACCTCTGATCAACCCAGTGCCATGCGCTGCCAGAAAGTCCCGTGCCCAGCTTGTGCCGCTGTCAATCTCGGCCTCGATCAGCAGCGCATCGTCACCATCTGTCAGGGTCAAGTTGCCTGCCGACCTGGACGCCAGCGGGCGGTTGAAGTCATGACCGGCCAAGAGGTGGATTTCCTCGCCGCGCTCGATCCGGTCCCTGAATGCGCGGGGGGCGATCACCTCGTGCCGCCCCGCCGCGATTTCCGTTTCCCGACCGTAGGGGAAGCGGGCCGTCAGGCGGGTTGCCCCGCCCTCCGACCGCAGCTCAAGGCTGCCGTTGTGACCGCCCCAAAGCATCAGACCGCCCCGATGCCAGTGAGGATGCGGGTTTGCAGGCCGCGCGGCACGGTGAAGTCTGCCGTCACCAGACCCGTCAGGACCAGCGAACCACTGCCCGCCTTGGTGTAGGGGTCGCGGATCAGGTCAACGGCACCGTAGATGCCCAGATAACCCGGCGCCACACCCTGGACGGTCGCGGTCATGATCGCGGCACCATTGGGAATGACGTTCGTGATCGCCGGCGTCCCGACATGCTTGGTCAGGCGGTCCCATTCGGAAACGGCAGTGCCAGCAATCAAGGTTTCGTCCAGGTCCGACCAGATCGTGGGATCGAACCCGAGATTGACCTGGGACGCGGACGTGATCGCGTTCGCCTGCATGAACGCCACCACCTGCGCCCGGAATGCAGCCCAGCTTGCGGCGGCGTCAACGGGGGTCGATGTGATTTCATAAGTTGCCGCACCGGGGATCATTCCCAGCGGTTGCCCACCGGCCCCGCTGCCGTTGATCACAACGCGGTCCAGCTCGGCACCGATCACCGCGTTCAGATCACGGCGGATTGCGCTTTCCAGACCGTCGCCCGCTTGTTTCAGCGATTTGCGGCTGATCACCATCTGCGCCCCGCCCGTGTGGTCGGGGTTCAGGCTGCGTTCCCCGGTGGCGTATTTCTGCGCCGCGCCCACATTCGACAGTTCGTCGGTTTGCCAGCCAAACACCGCGCCCGATGTTGCCACGGGAAAGGCCAGCTCACCCGATGCAATGTTGATATTCTGGACGCCCAGCAGCGCCGCGACACTGCCGGGGAACAGCCGGTCAATGACCGGGCGAATGGTGCGCGGGTTGATCTGATCCGCCGCCACAGTCTCGCCTGCGCGGGTTTCCAGCGCGGCCAGCGGGATCGGGACGCCTTGGTAACCGCCCGCCTGCCGCAGCTCTTCGACAATCTCTTTCGTAGCACCGGACAGGGCGCGGCCTTCGTCCAAGGCGAATGCGACCTGACGCAGCTCGAACCGACCGACCAGCTCTTGCCAATCGCGATCGGAGCGGGTTTCCAACTCGTAGCCCGCCTCGCGCCGTTCGGTGTCCTCGGCAATGAGAGCCGCACGGTAACGGGTTTCGTTGGACCGGTATTCGGTATCCAGCGATTCCATCTGGCGGGTTTCGTCGTCGGTCGGGGTTTCCTTTCCGACCAGGGTGGCGAGTGCCTGCCGAATTTCAGACTGACGGCGGGCGATTTTCACAGATTCCAGCATGATTTTTCCTTACATGGCCGGGTTGGGTTTTGTTGCCAGATCGGCAACGGCTTTCGTCCAAGCGTCACGCTCGGGCGTTTGGATCGACGCGGGGTGACCGCATTCGATCCGGGTCTTTCGGGTGTGGCACCGACCGCAAAGTGATTGCAGGTTGCCGGGGTCATAGGAGAGGGCAGGATGCGTCCTGACGGGCTTGATATGATCGACCTCGAGCCGACCGCCGCAGCCACAAGAACAGCAGCGAAAACCGTCGCGCTCGATGATCTGCATACGCAGCGCCTTCCACCGCTTGGTCCGGGTGACGTGCCTCGAGTGGCGTTGATAAAAGCGCTTGCTGCCGTCCATCATTTCACCAGCGCTTTACAGCTGATTTCGAGAAAGCTTTTTCTGCCCTCGATTTGCTTGATGCCGATGATGTTGAATTCAAGCCCTTCGCAGGTCAGCCGATCCGAAGGTTCGATATCTCGCGTGAAGGGCGAGGATCGGACGGTGAAGCGCGTGTCCAGCGTTGCTTGAACAGCGCCCGCTGCAAATTTTTCGCTGTCGGATACGTCTTGGCGGGCTGCAAATACAGGGGATCCGTGATCGTGAAATTTCTCGGATTTGCTCAATCCAGTGTCGACTAAGACGGCTCGACGGAATTGCAGCCGCCTATCCAGTTTTCCAGAATTCAGACCCACAGCGCACGCTCCTTCCGCTGGGGTGCGGCCTTCATCCTTGCGCCTTGGGCGACGGCTAGAACGGTTGCCGCCGCTGCGTCGATGCGGCCAAGCGATCGACCCTTGCCCAGTTTCGCGTTCCCGGCGAGGTCGATGAACGTGACTGCATCGGAGAAAGCGAACCGCAGCAGCAAAGACGGCACCACCTTGATTTCGCCATCAAACAAGGCGCGGCGGAACCGCTCGATATCCTCGGAACCGTCTTTCCATCCGAACCCGCGCCAGATGAACGGGACACGGCCCAAGCCTGCCTTGTTCAACGCCTCATTGAATTCAGCATGACGGAACCGGTCACCGACGATGCAGGCGGGCTGGATGCCGTCCAGTTGGCGGACAATTTCGCCCAACCACGGACCAGGTGGCACGGTGTTCTCGCCCATGACGGACAGTTCGCCCCGCTCTTGCATTTCAACATACCGCCCCGACACACCGTCAGACGCGCCGCGATCCGCAAGTGACGGTGACGCAGGAAACGTGCCGAGAGCCTCGAGCCGCCCTGTATTTGGCCAATAGAATGCGGCTGCCGACATGCTGCGAGACCCGCCCAGATCAACGCCTAGGATGCACGGCCCGTCACGCGGGGGCAGATCACCAGGCGACACCTCAGCCGCAAGCCATTCATCCACCGTCACCAGAACACTGCGATTCTCGATCGAGACACGTTCGTTTCGGTTCAGATTGCGGAAACTGGAAAGGGCAGAACCGCCCCGCGCGATCGCGCTGCGAGCTTGGGCCACCAGCCAGTCAGGTGTTGATCCGATGCCCTCGGATGCGCCCGGGTTCGCTGCCAGCAGCGACGGCAGATCATCAGCGGGCAGACCGAACGCGGGGCGGTGTTCCTGGACGTATGCACCGGGGGGCGGTTCATCCAACCAGCGTGAAAAGGTGTTGGTATCGTCAGGTGCAGAAGTTGAGATGATCAGCGCCCGACCATCGCGCTTGCCCAGACCCGACAAGATCGCGTTTTCAAGGTTGTCGCCTTTGTCCCGTTCCCACGCGGCACGTTCGTCCATGATCGCCAGCGTAGGTGCACCGCCGAGAACAGACTTGCCATCAGCTGCGATACACCGGGCCAGCCCACCGCCGTTGCCCTCGAATTCGACCTCGAGCCGCGACCCGCGCCGGATCGTGAACAACGCCTGATCCTCTTCGGGCAGACCGCCGATGTAGCCCAGCAGAAAATTGAAAGCGATGCGGGCCTGATCACGGTTGCGGGCTGCGAAAATGATTTCCCGGTTTGGTTGGGGGCGCTCTTCGAGGGCACCGACCAGATCCGCAAATGCTAGGCCAGCCGCCAGCGCCGTTTTGGCATTGCCGCGACCGATCGACAGGACACCGACTGTCACGTTCTTGGCAAACGCCCCTTTCACGAATTTGCGCTGGAAATTCGCCAATTTTAGCGGTTTTCCGGCCTTTTTGCCCTCGGGAATGCGCAAAAGGCTTAGAAACTGGATTGCGCGGACGCCGGGCGATTTTCCCCGGATTTTTTCCAGAAGAGAGAAAAAAACACTCTGACGACGGTTACCCGGATTTTGCAAAGTCGCGGCATTGGGACCATTTCCGAACAGGTCAGTCAGTGTTGGGTCGGTGTGCTTGGTCATCGTGTTTCCCCTCGTCTATCTCTTCGTTCAATCGTTGCTCTATCTGCCCTCTGCTCACTGGTGAGGGTTGCTGTGACGGTCAGAAAGCGGGTTACTGCGGCGGGGTTGAAAACCCGCCTCCCGCCCTGACCGCTACGATCTTGCCTGCTCACCGGAGCCGGGCCGCCGCTTAGGTCAGACCTGCCTTTCCCTCGGCAAAGTCCGCTCTCCCATGTTCACCGCCGTAGAGGGTGGCAGTGGGGCCTTAGGGCTTGGAGAGACCGCGTGACGCGGAATAGCTGCCCTTGTGCCGTGGCCCGTTACCCGGTAGCACTTTGATGCGGCAGACCCGGCTAACCCGTGAACGCCATCTGCCGCATAAGCCCGCCGTGTCACCGGCGGGCTTTCGTCTTTGTCAGTCCTCGATCAGCACAAGGTCAGGCTCGGGTGCTGTGCCCAGCTCGGACACCAGCCGCCGCATGATCTGTTCTTGCTTGGATGTGGGTCGCCACGATGGGCGCTTGCCGTGCTTGGCAATGGACCGGACAAAGCCCTTGAGCCATTCGTCTGCGCTCTCTGCCATCACGCGCCGCATAACCATCGGCCAGCGGATCGTCAGCAGTTCGTCCAGTTCACGCTCGGTCATACCTGAACCCCGCGATAGCGCGCACCGATGCGGGCCATGTGCGGTGACATGGTGAGGTCTCGGGCGTTCATGGGTGACCGGCCATCAAAGTGAAGGGCAGCTTGATCAAGCAACGCCTGTGCGAGGTCACGGGGCACCTGGTCAGCCGTCGAACCGAAACCGGCCTGATATTCTACCGTGATGCGGCTTGGCAGGGGCAGGTCATGGAATGAGGTCAGCCATCGCAGATATGGCCGCTGCCCAGCCTCGATCGTGAAGGCGGTAGAAGCTACACCGTCAGCCGTGACGGTGGCCGTGCTGGCCTGAACCGCCGGTCCAATGGGTAGCGACATCCCGCTTTGCACTGGTGGATCAAAGATCGTCACGCGGATGGTCTGAAAGAGCAGTGCAATCTGGGCAAACTGTTCCAGCTCTGCCGCCGCTGCATGGCCGATGTTGGTCAGTTCATTGTTAAACTCATCACCATCGACGCGGATGTGAGCTTTCAGGTCATCAAGATTGAACGGCAGTTCGGTTGCGATCGGTTCGCGGTGGACAAGGATTTTCATGCCGCCGCCCTCGCCGCTGAAACGTAGGCGAGGAACGCCTGACGATCTGTCAGCGGCATGGCCTCAAAGGATGCCAGGGCAAACGCCTTGACCTCTTGCCGGGATGCCCGCGCCGCCCACCACCGCGCATCGTCCATTGCATCGACCTCGGACGGCAGGGGATACCCCGCGCCTTTCAACGCGACACTTGCGACCTCTTGCGCAGTATCGCAGTCCAGAGAGGTCAGAGCGGCCCAGGCGATCATAGCCCGTTCGATCTGATCCAGCCGCGCCCGAAAGATAATCGGCAGACAGGCATAGGCGTCTGGGCTTTGCTGGGTCAGCGCGTAGGCGATCGAACGTGCCGCCCGCTTGTGGCGCGGCTTGCCAGTTTTGCCGAAGTTCGTGCGAGCCGATGGGCGAATTGGCGCTGTATCAGGTTCTGGCTTCGTGCTGCCTTTGTCCTGATACGTTTTGGGCGCTAACCCTTTGATCGAAGAAGAATAGAGGCTGGATTGCAAATCCGTGTAGACCGGTTCGATTCCGGTACTCGCCTCCATTTACCTTTAAATCAGTGGGTTAATGGCTAGGAAGTCGGGTGTGACACAAAGTGGGACACCCCCCTATGATGCTGTCATCCTACCTCAGCCCATCAAGACACGGGATTTACTACTTCCGCTGGCCTATCCCTTCGTACATAGGAGGAAAACGGACTACGGTTCGTATCTCCTTGTGCACCCGGTGCCCAGATCGGGCCGGTGATTTGGCCCGCCATCTAGCCGCCTGCGGTCGAATATTGCGTGAGAACAATGAATTGGCGGGACTGAGACAAAGCGAGATACGCGAAAAGGTGCAAGCCTACTTCAAGGCGCATCTGGACCAGTACCTTGACTGGCTGGATCGGCGCGGTCTGTCGAAGAGCACTTTGGAAAATGTTCGATGCGAGATGCTGGACCATGAAAGCTATCTCGATATGGAGATGGATAGCGACCACTATCTGCCCGTCAAACCGTTCCTTAGAAAATCAGGCCTGACGGCGCAAAACTGGCAATCCAGCCAGCCCATGATGCAACGCGAACTCCGCAAGGGTCGCCGGGACTTGCTCAGGGCCGTTCTGGAAGCCGCTGAGCGCCTTGAGCATTATTCCTATGACGGTGCCCCGGCCAGTGCTCTCGCCGCTACTGCGCCCGCTCTGCCGGCCTCATCGCCCTTGGGTGCGGCGGTGGATGATTTCATCGCTGAGCATTCGCGCCAATGGGCTGGCAAGACCATCGGCCAAAACCGGGCTTACCTTAACATCCTTGTCGAATACTTCGGCCCTGACCGCATGTTAGTCACGATCACCAAGCAGGATGCGAGCGAAGTTAAGAAGGTCTTGCAGGCGCTTCCATCCAGCCGAAACACCAAACCGGCCTTGAAAGACTTGCCGTTGATGGAAGCGGTCAAGGTCACGGGACACAAGGTGATCTCGCCCAAGACCATCAACAGCCATATTCAGATGTTCGCCAGTTTCTTTGATTGGGCAGAACGCCACGGCCACGGCCCGCAGAAGCTGTTCGAGAAAATGAAGGTTGCGAAAGCCAGAAATGCCGAAACAACTGTCAAGCCTTACACCGAGGAACAGACAGCCCTGATTTTCAACGAGTTAACCGACAATCTCTCTGTCCTTGTGAAAAAGGACAGCCATAAGTGGGGCACGTTGCTAGGTTTGTTCACTGGGGCGCGGTTGAACGAGATTTGCCAACTCGACATTGCCGATATTCAGCAGGAAGGGGACACTTGGTTTCTCAACATCACGGACGAAGGCGACGCCAACAAAAGCGTGAAAGCCGCAGCCAGCAGGCGCAGAGTCCCTCTGCACTCAGATTTGATACGATTAGGCTTTCTCGACTTCGTTGAAAGCCGAAAGCACGGCAAGCGCCTGTTTCCAGATTACAGCCACAACGTGAACGGCGGCTACGGTCGCAATCTGGGGCGTTGGTACAACGAAAGTTTCTTGCCCAAGCTGGGGATCAAGAAGCCGGGGATCGTCTTCCACAGCCTCAGACATACGATGGTGACACGACTTGGGCAGGCGAATGTGGCAGAACCGATCTATCAGTGCATCGTGGGCCATGCCCGCGCCGGGGTCACGCAACAGGTCTACCTGCGGGAAGGCTTCACATTGCGACAGTTAAGCGAGGCAATCGAGAAATTCCGGGTCTGAAAAGCTGCCCCATCCCTTATCGTTACCAGTAACGAGAGAGCGGCGGAGCGCCGCGACCGATAGGTGTTGCCCATATATTAATTATTTTATTAAATGGGTGATGTTACTTTCTCATATATAGACAAAAAGTCTTTATGCTTGCTCTCGCATTAGTTGGTAGGCTTGCAATCGCCCTGCATGGCCAGTTGGGGCAAGCAAATCCTCCATGTTTACATCTATCGGTTCGCCTATTCCCGATACCGCCTCACCAATCCCCATGTCGAAATCAGTTTCACCGACCGAGCCGAACATATCCTTAAACACGGCTTTCATGGTATCGGTCAGCACGTCTTGCATCTCGTGATGCACAATGAAGCTGTCATGGACAGGCAGACAGGCATATCCCATAGCGGCAAACTTGAGCATGACCCGTTCAGCTAGGTCGCTGTCTTTGCGCTGCAAACGCAAACCAACACCAGACCCAAAGTGCTGCTTGAACTCTGGAAAGCTACTAACAATAAACTTTTTGAAGTCGTCCCATTCTCGCCCCGTCAGGTCTTCGCTGTAACCCTTTACCTGTCCAAAGTGCTGCACTGTCTTGGCATTCAACAGTGCATTGAAGGTCAGCTTCACCAGCTTGCGTTCGGCTTTGCCCTCGGGGGTATCTATTGCCTTTGAAAGACACCGCTCATAAGGGTCATTAGGAATTTGCAAGCCTGCCTCTGCAAACAGCATTGCCGCATGCAATCCGGAATAGTCCACTTCGACTGTGCGCTTGCCGTCGATATGGATATAGGGTCTCAACGGACTAGGACAGCCAATCCACCACGCGCCATTGAAGCGCCCGCCCTGCTCCCAGTCGCTATTGTTAAAGACCCGGTAGACCGTTCTTGCGGTATAGTCAGGCGAATGCGCCGAGGTTCTCTCGCGAATGAAAGCGATCTCATGCAGTTTGCTTTGCACCTCCCTTTCACACAAGGACAAGTCAGCCAAATTGTCTGAGAGCATCCGATTGATAACGTGCAGATTCTCGCGGGCTTCGTTCGCAAAGGCCACATCGCCATAGGCCAACAAGGGCTTCTTGTCGGCTTTCTTGTTCTTCTTGCCTTTTAGGATGATGCCCTCTGCACCTCCCCTGCGGCGTAGCGTGCCCGAACCCATTGTGCAGTGCATCGTCGGTCATGCGCGTTCCCGCGTCACCTTACGGCGATACTGGCTCAAGACCATCGCCTGCATCATCCGGACTTCGGCGTCAGATCGGCCTGCCACAACTCAATGTCCCGGAAACAAACGGAGTTGGCTACCTTGGAGAAGGTAGCGCAGTACACTGTTCAGAAACTGATTTATCCGTTTCTCTCGCTGTCTCTGGCCTTCAATTGAAAAGTCGCTCACTCACATAAATTTGACATGTGGCGCTGTAGGGTTTCGACTTGGTCGTGAAGCTCTTTAAGCTCGTCAATGCCTGAAGCCGTTACTGAGAACTCCGAACCGTCAGTATATATGACATCATACACGTACTCACATTCCGCATCGCCAAGCTCCGACCAATCAATGTCTGAGTATAAAAATTTTCGCACCTCATCAGTCGTCTGAAAAACGACAGGGCCAGTTCTCGTCAGAACGAACAACCTAATTTCCTGAGGCATAGCAGAGAGTGAACTTGAGATCTTTGTCTGGAAAGCTCTGAAAGAACCCAGACCTACAGTTTTCTTAAGTTCTTCAAATGCCGCATTCTTTGCATCAGTAGTCAGCAACTCATCAAGCTTGTTGACCAATCCAAGCTTATCTGCCTCAGACATACTATCCGGATAATCAATTATCAGGCCAAGCTTTTCAAATGCCTTAACTATATTCACCTTGCTTATATAAAAGAGCTCTACTTCCCTGGTCCGAACATAGTCACGAGCAGGTTCCGTGAACTCGCCGCAAGCAGCAATAGCAAGGAACCGCGCAGTTGGGTAAGTTGAGCGCATCGGAAGAAGCTTATTCGTATCATCGCGTGCTTTGTCTTTAGAGTGGCGTGCTCCACGCCTCCAAAAGCTTTCGAGGAAAGCAACAGGAACGCCTTTTTCTGCTACAGTACCACCAAGTTCCAACACATAATCGTAGTCAACAGCGTTCCCATCACTATCAGGCCATAAAATTTTGCCCCCTCGACATGTACGCTCAACAAATCTATTGTCGAGAAACAGACCAAGTTCGTTTGCAACGTCTTGTAAGAGTGGCAAAACAACATGTTGCTCCCACCAATCCCCAACGATCTGACCTAATTTATGCCCAGCCGATACTATCATCTCACCACCCCATAACTCTTTTAATATGTGTTCCGATAGCCTTTGCTAGAAGTGGTGGCACAGCGTTCCCCACTTGATCGTCTTGTGTAACCCATTTCGCTTTTCGAGTTAAATTTCCGAAGAACCGATAGTCGTCGTCGAAGCTTTGGAGGCGAGCCGCTTCTCTGACCGTTGTCCCTCGTGGAATCTTTGGATGCAACAGATCGGTTCTGTGGTTACAAGTAACGGTTCTCGAAGGCGCTTTGCTGTCAATTTTGTAGACGTTTATCTTCTTGGTTCTAAGATGGAGTGGTACTTGTGAGTTGTCCCCGCCTTCAGGAATTGCGGCATAGCGTTCAATGATAGGCTCAGAATGTGAAGTAGCGCGGTGGTTGTACAATTTCCCGGGTTCTCTTATCCCACGCCGCGCTTTCTGATACTCGTTGTCATATCGGTTGCAGTGCTTCATTTCCTCAGCCCCTTGGCCTTGGGCTATTTCTGGTAGATCGCTCAACGCGTCCCATGAAGTTAAATATGGCAGAATATTTGCACCAAACAGTGATCCTTGTGAGGAAAGTTGACCATGTGTTGGAGCCGGAAACCCAATATTACGCCCGTCCCTACTTCCAACTAAAATGAAACGTGGCCGCTTTTGTGGGACACCATAATCTGCGGAGTTGAGCACTCTATATTGACAGCTATAACCAATATTTTCGAACGCATTCAAAATAGCTAAGAGTGCTTGACCCTTCTGCATAGTAACTATGCCGGAAACGTTTTCAAAAACAAACACCTCTGGCTGAAGCCCGTCAACTATTCTTACAAAATCAAGGAACATCTGATTTCTTGGATCATCGACGACACGCCTCCCCGCCAAGCTAAAGCCTTGGCAAGGAGGACCACCGACAACGAGATTTACACCCCCAGCCACCAGCCCTGCCGCATCGAGAATTTCGTCTACAGAAACTTTTCCAATATCACGGCATATTACAGGGACAAGGGGGTGATTGTGGCTAAAAGTTTTGCATGCCATCTCATCAAAATCATTCGCAAGCATGGCATGATATCCAGCCTGCCGAAGTCCTTCTGTGAAGCCTCCAGCTCCACAAAATAGATCAACGCTCCTCATTGAACCCGCCCTGTCAATTTATCGGCAACTATTTCTGGCACTCGACACAACCCGCCCATCAGAAAAGCACCCCATTTCCTATTTTCTTGTTGAATGATTCCACATTCAATCAATACGGGCTTTAACTTTCGAGGCTCAGTGAGCCTAATATTTCCAAGTTCTATGATCGCACTAACAGGCGAGACTGCGTATTCATCCCGCAAGACACGCCTTCCAGCATCGGTTCTGCCTACAACATCTGCTGTCCCAACAGTGTGTCCTCCACATGGACCCTGCCCGCCAATGTAGAAAAAAATCACGTCTCCTCTGGAGATAACTTTCCTATTTTTAGTGTTCATATAGAGCGGCCAAGAACTATTTTCGAGTCGCTGTTTAACCACATCAAATGCGGATACTCGAAGTCCGTCGTTAGAATATCCATCTAGGGCAACCGCCAAAAAGTAGTTGTTATCGTCTATCATTTGTATTCCTAGAGACCATTCCCACGCTCAATGCCGATATTGCGCTCCTTCTCAGCGCTACGCTCTGCCTCTCACTCCTGCTCTCTAACATAATCTTGATCTCCTTCACACAGCCGCGTGATGTCATGGCGGGCCAGTGTCGTGTTCCAGAACACCTCGTTGCGGCCCCTGTCCTCTTTCGTCATGCCGCCTTCCAGCACGCAATCCTTGTTTTAGGGCCAAGCCAGCACCACGTCGCGCGACTGGCTTAGGTAATCGCCGCGCCCATCGGTCAGCCTGATCCGGTTCTTGAAGGCCGTGTAGCTGTCGGGCAGGAAAGCTTTGTTGGACACGAAGTCCTGAAACTTCACCTTGTCTATGACCAGCGCGCCCGCAATCTCGGTGAAGAATTGCGCCTTGATCGTGTCGGACTGCATCAGCAGTTCCAGTAGCCGCGCGTCCATGTTCAGCGCCGCCTCGATCACCGCATTCTTGAGGATCGCCCAATCCGAGGTGAACGCCTGCTCGGTTTGGAGAAGCTCCGTCAGGTCATAGGGAAGGTTCCGCATGTATCACTGCCCCGGCACATTTTCGCTTTTTGTCCTTTGTGCCTGACAGGGTGAGGAAAATCCAGTCAAGACAAAGCGCAGCCTTATTTGCCCCGGTGGTGGGGAGACCAAGGGAAGGCATCCTCTCATATAAGGAACGGATAGGCCCAAGATCATCATATGCCTATAACAAGGGCAAGATCATACCACCGTCACCGATGGTGTCTGCCCATAGGCATCTTTGAAAGTTGCCTGCATGACCTGAACCAGTTCATCTTTGTGCCGCTCAGCGACAATGAAACTGTCATGGACAGGCAAGACTGTTATGCCCTTGTCCGCAAAGTGCATCATGATCCGCTCGGCCAAGTCGCTGTCTTCACGTTGAAGGAACAACCCTTGCCCGGCTCCGAAGATACCCGGCAACATGGGAAAGGCATTTCTAACTATTTGCTGAAATGCCTTTGCTGTCATGCCATGTTGCGCATTGAAGTCTTTGGGTTCTCTTGTTCCCTTTGGGCCAGCATTCATCAGCGCAAGGAAGGTGGTCTTGGCAGGGCCACGAAGTGCGGGGTTTTCTGATACACCGGGGATGAGAGCGTAGGGATCGGGCGGAATTGGCAGATCATTCTTGGCAAACAAGATTGCCGGATGAATACCCTTGAAGTCGGCCTCAATGGTAGCTTCGCCGTTGATTGTGATGATACGGCGGAAGTGCTTCTTGGCATGTATCCACCAGCCGCCATAGAACCGCCCACCTTGCTTGAAGTCGCTATTATTGAAAACGCGGTAAAGGTCCGTTGCCTGACCGCTGAAGTCGCTGTCAAAGTCGATATGTCCAGTTGCGGGACGGTTTTTTGCAATTTCTGACCTTTCCAAAAGGTCATTCAGCTTGCGCAGCTTGTCACTCATGGATTGCGTTTCTAGTGTTTGATCATACCGGATCAGTCGGTGCTTGGTATCTTTCAACAGGATAACTTCGTCGCGCCGCCCAATGTCGAAGTCACCTTCGCGTATCTTGCTTATTGGAAGACGTCCCAGACCCAAGTCGCTGAGAGAATACCGCGATGTTTCTCCGTAGTTTTCTTGGCGATGTCCGCGCTTGACCATGTCTACAAGCCCACAATCCAAGAGCAGCTTTAACGCCTCGCGGTAGTAATGCACGGACATGAACGCTGGCCGATACTGCACTTGGTTCCCAAGACGTTCCTTCTGGCTTGGAATACCAACTGTCAAGCCATCGCTTTCAATGTGCACCCGCATCAAGTTCAACAGGAAGACCCGCAGGCAGCTTGCGAAGTTGCTTTGCATCTTTGGGTTTGGCTTTCGCTCAAAGTCCTGCAACCATTCATCTCGCAGTGAATTTAATGTCGGCTCAAGTGCAGCGTTTGCGCTGTCATTAGGCAACTCAAGGTACGGCTCGAATGCCCAAGACCGCAGCCCCCGTTGATCCGGCAAGTTTGCTATCTGTTCCTCGGTCAGAAACTTTCGAAGTCCTTGGAATTTCTCTGCCATCTAAAAAATTCGGCACATTTTTTCGTGTCCCTATCCTTATACTCAGCCGCGCCAACTTCCCCCATACCCCACCCGCTCGCACAGAGACACCCTCCGGTTCGCAACTCGGGCACACCATAGGAGGAAGGAAAGCCACAGGCCGTATTCACCCCCCCTATAGGAGGACAGAAGGCCACCTGAGGGAACACTCGGCGGTTGACAGAGACACAACTCAGACCGCATATGTGTGACACGAAGTGCGACACTCAACTCAACCTCGCACTCGATTGCTCAAGCCTTCCAGCGACTTAGAGAAATGGTAGCGGGTCCGGTACTCGCCTCCATCACCGCTTTTTCTATAGATTTCTGGCCGACGCGATGCTTGCGATCGGACTAATCGGCGGGATGGCGGGCGGGGCGCGTTTGCCCGGAACGGGCCAAACAGCGCCGTCCCGGCATCGTCAGGCGACCATCTGTTCTGCTTTTTTCAGGTCAACCGACACCAGTTGACTGACGCCCTGTTCCGCCATCGTCACACCGAACAGGCGGTCCATCCGGCTCATGGTGACAGCGTGGTGCGTGATGATCAGAAACCGGGTCTGTGTCCGACGCGTCATCTCGTCCAGCAGGTCACAGAAACGTGTGACGTTTGCGTCGTCCAACGGCGCGTCGACCTCGTCCAGCACACAGATCGGGGCAGGGTTCGCAAGAAACACCGCGAAAATCAGCGCCATCGCCGTCAGCGTCTGCTCGCCACCCGACAACAGGCTCAGCGTTGACAACTTCTTGCCCGGTGGCTGGCACATGATTTCCAGTCCCGCGTCCAGCGGATCATCGCTCTCGACCAGTTCAAGGCGCGCGTCACCACCGCCGAACAGATGCGCAAACAGGGTGCCAAAGCTTTGGTTGACCTGCTCGAATGCCGTCAGCAACCGTTCGCGCCCCTCGCGGTTCAGGCTTGCGATTCCCGACCGCAGTGCGGCAATCGCCTCTTCGAGGTCGCGCTTTTCCTCGACCAGCGACGCATGTTCGGACTGCACCTCGCGGCTGTCCTCCTCGGCACGCAGATTGACGGACCCCAGGGCGTCGCGTTGACGCCGGTGACCTGCGACCTCGGCTTCGATCCGGTCAACGGGCGGGATCGTGTCAGGATCAATGGCCAGCACCTCGATCAATGCGGCCGGTGTCAGATCACGCGCATCACGGATATTCAGGACAGCGGCCGCCACGGTCTCACGCGCGGCTTCTGCACGGGCCTCCGCTGCGGCGCGGGCCTCGCGTGCGTCAGATGCTGCGCGTTCGGCATCGCGTTCCGCAAGGGTCGCGGCACGCAGATCGCCCTCCCCGACCGAGAGCGCGTCACGCGCGGCACCATGACGTTGTTCCGCCGCCTGCAAGGAGCCGCCCAATGTGTCACGCTGTGCCGCCAATGCGGCAGGCGTATCACGCGCAGCGTTCAATTCGGCCTCGGACGCGGCCTTGCGAGCCTCCAGTTCGGCCAGCCGCCCGGTGGCGGTGTCCAGACGCGCCCGCCAGCCTGTCAGATCCTTGGCGATACTGCGCAGACGTGCCGCGCGCGTGTCGCCGGCACTGCGCAACTCTTCGGCAGCGGCGCGGCGGGCCATCAGCGTCATGCGCGCGGCCTCCACCGTGACGCGCAGATCGTCGACGGCGGCGCGGGCCGCGGTCAGGTCCTCCAGCTGTGCGACGGCGGCGGTGGCCTGCTGCAATTCGGTCCGGGCCGCCGTGGCCTCGTCCGCGTGCCGCGTCTGCGCAAGCGCAGAGGCATCAAGCTTGCTTTGGGCCAGATCACGATCCGCCTCGGCGCGCGAGGCGGCCCGCCGTGCCTCCGTGACCTGTGCATCGGCCGCACGGCGCGCCGCACGGGCCGACGTGTCGGCCTCGGTCAAGTCCTTCAGCCGTGTGGCAAGCTTGTCATGCGCCGCCTGCGCGTCCCCCGCGACCGTTTCGGCCTGCGCCAGATCCGCACGCAGACGCGCCAGCCGGTTCACCTGTTCCAGCCGCAAGGCCGCCGCCGATGGCGCATCGGCCGCCCCCGCCCGCAATCCGTCCCAGCGCCACAGATCGCCTTCGACCGACACCAACCGTTGCCCCGGTTGCAGATCACGCTGCAAGGCGGCCCCCCGGTCTGCCGCGACCACCCCGACCTGCGACAGGCGGCGCGTCAGGGCCGTGGCCCCCGTCACCATGTCGGCCAGCGGAGGCGCGTCACCCGGCAGTGGTGGCACTGCGGGATAGGCTTTCAGCGTGACCCAGCCTGTCGCCGCCTCATCCGTCACTACCGGTGCCTTGAGGTCGTCGGACAGTGCGGCCCCCAGCGCCCGTTCAAACCCCGGTGCCACAGTCAATGCATCCAGCAGTGCGGTTGCATCACCCCGGTCGCGGTCCACCAGCCGGGTCAGCGCCGCGACCTCTGCCCGCAAGGCACTAGCCTCGCCTTCAGCTGCGGAGCGCGCCGCGCGCGCCTCGGATTCGCTGGCCTGAGTCCTTGCGCGTGCCGCCTCGGCCATGACGAGCGTTTCCTCGGCGCGACGCGCTGTTTCGGTCGCAGCTTCTTCGGCTTGCCGCGCCGCGTCGGAGGTCTGCGCAAGCGCCGCCAGCGTGGCCACCGCAGCGGCATTCGCATCGCGTGCCTGCTGTTCCTGCTGTTCGGCCCGCGCCACCCGTTTGGCGCTGTCCTCGGCCAGTCGCTGCGCGGATTGGTGGCGCGCCGCAAGTCGTGCGGCATCCTCGGTCGCCTGCCCCAGATCGGCCTCTCGGGTGCCCAGCACCTCGGCTGCGGCGACTGCTTCGCCCATGGCGGATTGCAAGGCGCTTTCGTGGCCGGCCTGTGCGGCCTCCAGCGCGGTCTGTTCGGCCTCCAGTGCGGCAATGCTGTCGCCTGCATCGGCATTCAGCGCGACCTCGCGGGCGATGTCGCGGGACAATTGGGCAATGCGGGCGGTCAGGGTCTCGATGGCCTTGATGGCGCGTGCCTCTGCCGATTCCAGCTGGTCGCGTTCCACGGTCAGCCGCTGGATCACGGCCGCCGCGATGGCGTCCTCCTCGCGCAGCGCCGGCAGCGCGTCCTCTGCCGCCTGCCGCGC